TCGGATCATCGGTGACAATACATCCCCGATCTTAATTGCTGCGGTTTCGATAGATCCTTTCATTGCCTCAATTGATCCTTTTAAATTATCATTCATTGTTCCGGCCATTTCTTTTGATGCACCATCACAATTTTGAAGTGTTTTACTTAATTCATCAAATTTCTCAGGCCCTTGATCGACCATAGCTAACATTCCGGACATTGCCTCTTTCCCGAATAGGGTCTCCATAGCACTCGCCTTCTGCTGCTGAGTTAAACCGGCCGTTTTGTCCTTCAACACACTAAGTATATCTGTCATTGGCAGCATTTTTCCTTGTGCATCAAAGAAGTTCATACCCAATTCAGCCATTAAGTCATTAGCTGCCTTTGTAGGTGATGCAAGGTTAGTCAATGCACCTCTCAATACAGTTCCGGCAGATCCACCCTTAATTCCCGCATTACTCATCAACCCAATGGCCGCTGCGGTATCTTCAAAACTGATCCCCAACGCTTTACTTACTGGCGCGACATATTTCATCGCCTCTCCTGTGTCCAACATTTCGGCGTTAGTATCTCCCGCAAGTTTCGCTAGTACGTCACCTATATGACCAACTTGATCGGCTTCCATTCCGAACCCATTTAATGAACTTGCTGCAACGTCTGTAGCTTGTGCAATAGTTACGCCACCGGCTGCAGCCGTGTCCAATATTCCGGGCATTGCTTTCATGATATCCGCAACTTTGAACCCACTTGATGCAAATAGTTCCATACCCTCAGCAGCACCACTTGCACTAAAGTTTGTGTCTGCCCCGAGTTGAATTGCTTGATCTTTTAATTGACCAAGTTCATCACCAGTTGCACCACTAATCGCTTGAACTTTACTCATTTGTGCCCCAAATTCCATTGAGGCATCTGCGGCAACCGCACCAATTCCCGCGATAGGCAATGTGACTTTTTTAGTCATTTCACTACCAACATTACTCATGGCGCTAGTTAAATTTTGAATACCTCCACCGGTTGCAAAATTCTTAAGATCTGCTCCCGCACTTGCTAAAGAATTTTTAAAACTGGACATATCCATTTCAAGAAAGGCGGTTGCGGTTCCTACGTTTATACTCATACTCTCACCCCCTATCTATGCCAAAATAAAAAGATCATATTTCTATGATCCATACACTCTCTTATATTGTTTTGAAAGTTCTAAATTTCGTTGTTGATACCAATTGTGTTGATCCAATAATCGTACATATCTTATATCATTCACCCTTAATTCAGATGCGTTTTTTCGAATGATCTCCATTTCCTTCAAGTTGTCTTTGAACTCTTTATCTTGATACATCACCACATATCTATGTTTGCACTTAGGGCATAAAAAATAATGTCTTTCAACACTTTCATCATTAGTTTGATTATTTATATTTTTAACTTGCATTATTTTAGGTTTTAACTTAAATTCATGGTTACACTCATCACATTTGACAACTTTATATTTAATGGCAGCCATTCACATTCACACCCTTACTTTTGATTATTTGATTTTAGATATTCAATTAAATCATCATTATTATTTTTATTTGGTTCATTAACATCGAAATTAGGTTCTTTCGGATCTTCTTTACTTAATTCGCTCATAATGTAAGCACACGCCTCATCGAAACAAAACGCCTCATATTCATTGTATAAGCTAATTACTTGACTTGGCCTCGTCTTGAACTGTTTCGCCATTCTCAACACTGATATTATCCGTTGGCTTTGTAGGAAACTTCGCGATCCCTTCTAACCCCTTTTGGGTGTAATTAAATAGGGCCACCAATTGTTCATCTGTTAATGTTAATCCAACACTTTCAAGATCTGCCACGGATGGTTCAACCAATGCGGTTTCGGCCATAACAAACATGACGTTAGTTAACTGGTCAAGATCAACACCTTTACTCGCTTTCTTACCATAGAATAGTTCTTCCGCAGCACTTAAAAGAGTATTGGGGATAACACCTTTTCTTATTAAATTTAGCAATGATGCCCTTTTAACTTTTACAACAAAAGGTATATTTTCTTTGTATCTTGGTAATTCTAGTAAATCACATTCGGCCATGGCCTTTAATTGTTCTAAGTTTGTTACTTCCATTATTAACGCATCCTTTCATATTAAAAAAAAGTATATATTGAGTTATCAACATATACTTTTATGGTTATATAGTTGTGAAATTAACTGAAATTGGAGAAGTTGTGCCCGTACCACTTAACAGATCAACCGCCGTAGCCGTTGCATTATATGTGGTTGCTGCCTCAACTCCATCAGGAACAAATGTAACTATCTTATTAGTTCCATCTATAGTCAATGATCCATTAATCACGCTACCATCGGATACCTTGGTGACGATGAAGTGTGATGTATCAACATCATCCGGATCAATCTCATTTGTGAATGTCCATTTAATGTTTACAGTAATTTCTACTCCGACACTTGGATTAGTTCCAACAACGGGGCCATCAACAACACCGGTCATTGGGGCGGTTCCTTCAGGTTCATCGGGTTCATCGGTGCCACCACCTAAAGGTGGCGTACTAGGGTAAAGTAGTTACGGTACCAATATCAACCGATGTTTCGCCTCTGAATGGTATAGATTCAGCCTCAAACTCAGGTATAATAAAGTTACTATCCTCTATCTTATATTTAGGTACTTTTCCCTTACAGTGCTTCCATGTAAATACTGTATATCCGGTAGTTCTGCTATAATCTTTTTCCTCACAATATACTGACAATGTAAATAGATCTTTGTTAACTACTTCACCGGCGGGAATTGAGGTATACTGACCGCCGGTTATGGTTCCACCATCAACTAGCTGCATAACGTCAAGATTAAAGGTGTTATCTTTAAGTTTTAATTTATACCCGATAACTATATCCTCAGTTTCATTGATTCCAAGGATCTTATTTTTAACTCTTAATATATCTCTTTTACCCGCACTTAAGATCGGTTCAACATCGATCTCACTTGCCGTATCTCCAATGTCAAAAATGACATTAGTTTTTTCATTTGTAATAGTACATTTGGCCACATTTACTAATGTTTTACTCATGGTTTACCTCCTTAGTTGTTTGAATTGTTGATATGAAACACTTGTTGTATATCCTTGAACCGTATCATCTACGATCGCCGGTGTTTCATTTCCCGTGGGCCTTAACTCATCAATTGATTTTATGGCCTCTTTTATATTTTCAGTGTAAGCCTCCATGGTTGAATAATTTTCTATAGGGTGATAAATGATTAAATCAAATAATTTGTATCCGGCAACATTACCCGCCATGGCATACGTACCATTTTCTTTTATGACCACATAACTTTCTAGGCATTTATCTCTTTTTTGACCGGGTGAATATACTTCATACCCTAACTTTACTAAATGTAAATACATCTTTTGCCATAATGTTTGTGGTGTGGCGTTATCTAATTCCAAGGTATGCAATGTATCACCATTCACAACATAATTAATATTTCCCATCGTATCACCTTCCTAATAAATTGTTTAACCCTCTTAATATCTCCGGAGAAAGTTTATTTACGGATGGTTGCAACGTTGCATACTTTTTATCGTGGGCCAATTCTAAATAAGGAAATTGCTGAGTATTTCCCGCAACATAAACCACACATTTATCGCCTTCCATTTGGCTACCGCCTTCAATAGTCTTTCTACTCAATCCGGTTCGGTCGATCCATGTTGCGGATTGTTTGGCCTCGGCCTCTAATTTCTTACCCGCAACATCACCATAAATTTTCATAGCTGCCTTTGATCGGGTTTCTAAAGTTGTAAGACCTTGTAAAACTCCCTCAATATCAAATCGCATTTAATCACATCCGTTCTAAAGACATATCAAAAACAATGTTTTCAACATTCCCCAATTCAAGTATTTTATATTTCACATCATCCAACGTGAAATAATCATCTTTATGGATCTTCTTACTCTCATCGTTATTCATAACCAATAGTTTATCTTGATGCCCGGTATTTAACGATGCCGATTCATTAGATTGTAAAGTTATTTTAACAGTGCTTTTGTAATAGTAAGCCTTAATCGTACACACATACAGATCGTTAACTTTCTCCTTATATACGTTCACATCTGTTCTTAAGACATTTATACTTTTTAACAATCCTTTTCCTTCAAGTTGTTTATATATCTTTTCACTTATCTTAGCTCTATTAATTTCACTCATTAGCAGCCATCAACTCGCCTTCGACTTGTCACATATACAACAGTGTTTACACTAGGTGCTAATATCTCAGATTTAAATGTTTCGGCAAGTGTTAACCAATACGCCCTATTCGATTCCAATTTTATTCCGGATACGGTCATGGCATCATCGGCAGCCGCCTTTAATAAACACCCCTTATAACTAGCCTTTATCACATCATCATTGTGTGTATCAAGTAATAATTGTAAGTCAGGATCAGAAAAGTAGGGGTATTGAGTTTCTTGTAAATTAAATTTTAAGATCTCTATAGGTGTGGCCATGATTATTCACCGCCTTTTTTATCCTCATCCTTTGGATCTTCGGTGCCTTTATTCTCAGGATCTTCTTGACCCTTACCCGGTGTATTAGTTTCCTTTGGTTGCTTTTCTAAAATTTCAACGCATCCTCTTTCTTCTAATTCCTTGGCCTCATCTTCATTTATCTTTAAATTTTCATCAATTTTAAATGATTTTCCATCATGTGTAATGTTAACTAATGCTTTTACTGATATTTTCTTGGCTGCTGCCATAATAATTCCACCTTTCAAATTCATAAATTAATAAATAAAAATAGGCACCCTAAAGGATGCCTATTTAATTAGTTTACTGATGCAAAGAAACAATCGTCTGCCGCCTCAAATGATGGCATACCTAACTGTGAAACTTTTGTTTGAACTGTAACTGGATCATCTTTTTTCATTGTCATAATCGCGATTCCTGTTCTCACGATTGTTACATTTGAACCTTGGTTAAACATCTTGTCAGCCTCTTCAGGAGTTGTTCCATAATAAGTCGCTCCAAGTGTTCCAGTTGGTATCAATGTAAACTTACCGCTTGGGAAATATGGTTGTTCTGAACCATCTTCAAGCTTGTAAGATCCATTTACTACCGCAAGGGCCACTCCTGTTTTATTTTCTATGAATGATTTTATTTCCGCATCTGATGCGATGTAATTTGGATTAGTTGGGAAAGCTGATTCTCTAACATTTTTGTTAGCCGTTAACCAACCGAAAGTAGTTGAATCAAGTACGGCCCTATTAACAATCTTACCATCTGTTCTCATTGCTCTAACCCATCTAATTATATCTAATATCGGGTTAGAATTTACTGTATCAGACCATTTTGATGTACCACTTAATACATCCTTATGTGATGCAGATACTCCAAAATCGAAAACAATATCCCCATCATCTGAAATTATTGATATAACACCACCATCTGATAATAATTGCATTCTCATTCTTTCCATTTGCATATCGCCGCCATCTACTAGATCATTGTAATTATCAAATATCTTAAGTACGATCGCGTTAATAAGATCTTGGTTATTTGCTTGTAACGCCAATAATAGATCCTGTCTATCTTTTTCATTAATCATTACTGATTCTTTAAAGAAAGGCATGTCCTTAGTTATTTCGTCAACTTGTGCTTTAAGTGCTCTTACTTTAACCGCAACATCAAATGTTGAAGTTCTTAACACAACTGGTTTTGACTTTGCACCTTTGATGTACTTAAGTTCCATTCCTAATTGTTTCTTTCTTGGAAATAACGCCTCACCTATTAATACCTCAGGTGCTAATTCCGTGATGTATGTTCCTATTTCTTTTACGTTGATAATATCTCTCCAATCCATTTGTAAAACCTCCTCTTAATTTTTAATTACATGAACGAAAGCATTTTCATAGCCGTTTTTGCGGTTGCTGAAACTACTTTCGGTAATGTTGATTCATTGACAAATCCAAATATTAGTACTGGTATTGATTCATTTCCATTGGAATACTTAAAACATACCTCCCTATAAACTAGGCCGTATGCTTTATCATCTGTTATGATTGTTCCATCGACATACTTACCATCCTTTGTAACTACTGTTCCCGCCGGTAAACATCCATCGGCGTTAAGTGCCGCAGTAATATTTGTTTTAGTGGCTTTGATATTCACATTTTGGAATAACTCACCCGCTAATTTTAGAATCGTTTTGTTTTCTCCCATGTAAGTTGTTTTCACTTCTTTCATGTTTTTCATCCTCCTTCTTAACTAAAAAATTTATTTTGACTTTCAGTAACTTGACTAGCATTTTTTCTTTGTTCTGCTAATCTAGCACCCAAACTTAATTGGCCTGTTGATTCATCTGTTAAGCTAGATCCTCCACCCAATGATCCTGTGCCGCCTAGTGGTTCATCACCAAACAAGTAAGCATCACTTTCCTTAAGCTTTGAGATCTGTTCATCTAACCCCAATAGGTTTTCACCCTCACGGCTGATCTTTTCCATTTCTAAGGCTTTCTTTAAGATCTTTAAGTTTTTGGGTTTAAAAT